TATACAGATCTCTATCGTAGTTTCTATTTACACTCATATCCCAAGTACATAGTTAGTTGATTCATCAATGATCATCTCATACCAGTCATCGGTATGTGCAGGTTTGCTTCTGGTAGTTTGATTAACTGCCCATGCAGTTAGTGCAAAATACTGATCTACTTGTAGATCCTTTACAGCATCAAAAAACTTACCCTGCAATGTATGTGGGCATTTTGTTAATAGCCATGCCAGATGCTCGGCATGTTGATAATCTTTGTTCATAGTAATTGTGAGTTGGTTAATAATATCTCTAAGGTAATCAGATCAGACTTATTAACAAGTAGGTGAATAAAAAGTTATTAACATGACTTGCGTACCTTATATAAGTATATATATTCTATATATCTATATACTATATGCTACTCTATAAGAGTAGCTATATAGTATAGTATATATAAAAAAAAAGAGGCTAGTGCATAAGCACCGCCTCCTTTCATTATTAACCAACCTAGATCTATCTAATTCTCTTATCAACAGATCTAACTGCAAAGTAACCACCTACAACTGTAACTGACAACATATTCCACAAACTTATCCATGATTCATCAACGGTGAGGTAGCCCATGCCATCAAAGAATGTACACACTACCAGAAAGCCTATCACCGTAATTAGTGTCAGTGGGCGGACATTCTTGCTTAACCAACTATCGCTAGTCATGTCAGCTTTCCACCTCTTGCTGATCTCAGCTTCAATGTTAGCTTTCATCTCAGCTTTCTCTTCTGGAGTAGATACAAACCGATCTACAACATTAGCTACTGCCTCTATCGTTTCTTTTGCTCCCCCTGCGAATAATTTTTTTATCGGATTTCCCATTACATGTGTTCTTACATTTGCATTCTTTTGGCTCAGTGGCGCAATACTTATGAGCCACAAGCCTCACATTCTGGGTTATCTATACTGCACTGTTCTGGTTGTTGAGCGGTTTCCAGTTCCGCTATAAAATCACTAAAGCTGTCAGACATTTTTGAGCCTATCATTTTCTTTGGTCAAGTAATGCACCTCAGTTTCTAGCCTACCTACCTTTGCAGTCAGTTGTATTACTGATGCATTGCTCTCCTCTAGCAAGGTTTCTAAGCGGAGAACTCTTTGTTTTAGGTCATCACGAAATTGGACTGTATCATTTTGCATTAGGTCTTGATCTTTATCAGCTGACTTAGCCTTTAATCTCGCCTCTAAGTATTTCCAGATCCCTGCACTTCCTACAACTGTCAGTACGGTAACTAAAATTTGAACTACACCTTGATCCATTATTATTTATTCCTTGCTAGTTTTTCTTTCGTAACTCTAATTGTATTCCATAATGCCATGACAAATACTATACACCAACCAATGCTAGATCCTTTTAACATCCCTACACTATATAAATTTTCAATAGTTAGCAAACTTATTAAAGATGCAAACTGCACTGATCTTAATCTGTGATTAAGACAGCCAGAAAATAAAGCACTCCATAACTGGTACAACCCTGCTAACATTGCGATGGCTATAAACAAGAAACTGATGTTAGGCATGTCTGTTACTAATGCACATGGTAGTGCAATAGTATGACACAATCCAATCATGACCTCATTAGGTTCACTATCAGAATATAAGAATATCTCTTTAGCTCTTTTTAACCCATGTGATTTTCCCATAACTCATACTTAGTTTTACCATTTAATTTATAAGCCTTGAGTATTTGGTTTCTGTTATCAGCTCCTACATATGAAACATGAACCCATGATGGGTTCTGGTCAGTACCAAATTCCCAGATTAACTGATCAAAGCTGAGGTGATCTTTTATGTAGTGGAAAACAGCATAATTATCATCACCATTATCTAGGTCAAATGCATTGCCCTCCATGTGTTGCGATGTTTTACTTCCTTTTATCAAAGAATTTAACTGCTCGGATCGGTAGCCAGAAGATACAAACAAGGGCTTCCCCAAATAATTTCTGATGGGCTGAAAGATGTTTTCGGCTATACGCTTCAAGTTGATTGAATGCTGAACCGTTGGTTCGTTTGCAATTCCATGCCTTATCGCAGTAGCAGACCGAATCGCCTCCGCAAGTGAAAGGTTTTTTGATAGCATCATAATACTCTTTCTTAGTCATTATTTATATAAGCACTGCCGATGCCTTGATTCATTATATCACCATCACAGCAATCTACTGAATAAACATCCCGATCTCTACACAAACATCCTCTACGCCTACCCTTTGGTGAGGTACGGCTAGGAGTTTTAACTTTCTTGTTGTTGCTCATCATCTACAAATTCACCAGTTTCAATACTGACATTTATACTGCCATATTTCTTTTCTAGTTTAGCACCAAATTTATCTAGCCTTTCCTGCATACCCTTGAACTGATCCATTGCTATTGCATGGGCAAAATGTAGCTTAACTACCTCATCTTTTTGTTGCTTAGATTCTGCTACATAGCGTTGCAAATTCTCTAATTCTTTAGGCGTTAATTTCTTTCCTTTTTGTGTACTCATTTTATCTATTATTTATTTATAAACTGTTTGGGTTTCCATCCATATTACACACTCTTCATGTGTTCCCATGAATGATGGAATGCTATCTACCAATACCTCATGTATGGTTTCCTCTTCATTGTATGATTCTAATTCTAGTAGTGGCATTAGTAAGTAGCTGTATTACCATTAACGATTGAGCAGGTGTAAGCACCTGCACTATCATTAGCGTTATTATTATCAAATGTCCATTCAGTGATCAAACCACTACTCACTGTCTGTGAGCTGTCAGCTATTACACCGCTATTATACAAGGTTGTAACCTCTGATCCAGATAATACTTTGTTATAGATCTTGATCTCATCATAATCTAAATTTGCATTACCTGCTGAATTAGTCAAGTGCAGGTTCTCACCTATCTTGCCCTTAGTGGCATTCATAGCGGTTCTAGTGCCACTATTTGCAACAGCTTGAGTAGTTGCTTCAGTAGCGTTCCAATACATCTTAAAAGCGTTCCCTGCGTTTGTCTGGGATGCATCGTAGGTAATGGTGATCATGCAAAAGTTTTGTGATTGCACATTCCCTCTGTTTGAACTACTCCACCCAGAGCTGTTTACACCAGTTACCGAAAAGTTATCATGCAAAGACCATTGGCGATCAAAGTTAGTTGAGTTGCTTCTGTACCTAGCAACTAACCTATTTAAGTTTGAACTGTATGTCAAAAACATACGGTTGTTACCATTGGATGTTGTGTTACCAAAATTGTAAATTAACTGATTCTGCTTACTACCTCTATTTCTTACCCACATACTAAAACTTAGATCTTGAGTAGTGTTAATGCTAAACGGTGCAGATCCAGTAGTACAGTTTATATAATCACCAGTGCCATCATTTTCATAGAATCTGGTGTTAGTGTATGCAGGTGCATTGCTAAAACCGTAAAATTCTTTCATGCCATGTGGTGCAGTCTTACTTGCTTCACCAGATAAAGTAGTTAAGGAGTAGCTACTACTCCCTAACTCAGTCTTTATATCGCTTATGCTGATTGCTCCAGAAGATTGTAAAGCCATTATCTATTGATTTAGATCACCATCAACTGCAATAACATCACCTTTGACTTTGAGATCGCCAGAGGCAGTAAGCCTCGCTACCTCAACTGAATCAATCACAAAGCTAATTGTGTTAGATCCATCTACATTTACTCCGATGTAATCAGTTGTGCTACCAATTTTAGTTACTCCCTGCGTAAGTACCGTAGGTATTCTTGCTGATCCTAAAGTTCCAGAGGTTATTTTACTTGCACTATGGTTAGGAATACGAGCAGTGCCAAAAGCACCGCTCGTAATCTTACTTGCATCAAGGTTAGGCACATCACTTGCGGTGATGTTCATACTGCCAGTAACATCTATATCTCCTAGTATATTTATTGCCATGCCTTAAATTTAATCAATTATATAAATCTAGTTTCTTTTGCCACAGATGCTTATGTGGTAATTACCGTTTGGTAATCCTGCTACTGCGACAGCACCATTATCTGGATCCATTGTCATATCTGCCAAAACAAAATTACCATCATTATCAAACAAAGTAATAGAGGCAGGGAATGCACAGCGGTGCGAACTTTGAGCAACCGAGATACTGGTTACACCAGTAAAACTTTCTGTGTAAGATGATTGATCACTTGAGAAAGTTGTACCGCTTAATGAAAGACCATTACCTGCACTGTATGTAGTATCTGTATCTGTTGCAACAAAATTCAGCTTACCAGTTGTATCATTGTAGGTAACTGTAATGTTTGTTTCTGTGTTACTAGAAACCATTGCACCAACTATATCTTGAACCTGCTCATCAGAAAGCTGAGTGTTTGCAGTTCCTGCAATAACACCACTAGCGGAAATGGTTATATTACTACCTCCACTAAATAGAGCGTAAACAGATGCATCAGATCTGTTAGTGTTTGTGGTGTAACTCGGCAAACCGAATGTACCATCATGCTTTAAGAAATGACCTGCCGTTCCTGCGGTTGGGATCACACCACTGTTACCAGTTCCTAATGCTGTACGAATTTGACTAGCAGTTTGATCAGCTGTTGCACCTGCTTCTATACCATCTAATTTAGTATGATCAGCGTTCGTAAAGTTATTCTGTGATAGCTCACCATCTTGAATGGAATATGTAGTGTTATCGTTTGCTGAGGTCAGGGTTTTAGTTCCACTGTTATATGACAATCCACCTGCTAGAATTAAATCATCACCTGCGATAACATCATTTCCATCAACAGTAAATACAACATCCGTTGCTCCAAATGTTTCAGATGTTAAGTAGCTAGGATCAGTAGCAGGAATCCATGATGGAGTTACATCAGCTCCAGTAGCAATACCATCTAATTTAGTTTTTAAGGTACTGGTAAAGTTTTTCTGAGTTAATCCACCATCACCAACTGTGTATTGAGTGTTAGTATCATCAGAGCTAAATGTAAAGGTGTTAGTTGTTGCATCGTATGTAACGCTTGTAGCATTCTCACCCTCAAAATTAACTTGCGCTCCAGATCCAATAGTTTCTGAGTTTGTACCATCAGATGCTGTCCATGATCCATAGGCATCTGCACTGGTTGCGATGCCATCTAATTTCGTTTTAAGCGTATTAGTAAAATCATTAGCAGTTTGACTATCCGCAGAAATAACACCACTAGAGATAGAAATACCGCTACCAATTTTAACACCCCCTTTAGTAGATGAACTAGCCGTTGGTAAAGAGTAGTTATTGGCGTTATCACTAGCACCAATAGGTAACGCATAAAATGAACTCCCATCGTTTGAGATGCTCCATCTTTCTGTACTTTCATCCCATTGAAATACGGGCACAAAATTACCATCGCCACGATCAACAGAAAGCCCAGAATCTGCTCCTGCATCTGCTCCAGAGTTTAATGT